TGGAGAGGGACTCCGGCAGAGGGGAGGGAGGTGATGGAAAGCCTTGAGAGGGTGCGAGAGAGGGTGAGGATGGAAGAAGAGTGGGGAGGAGGAGATCAGGAAGAGAAAGGGCTGGTTGGGGCGGTTCCCGAAGGGATTGTGGAAAGGATGCGGGCACTGCTTGGGAAGGAGGAAAGGGAGCTTGGGCCGGTTGGGGTGGAAGAGTTGCCGGTGGGGGATGGGTGAGCGGGAAAACTGGATTGACGGGAATGGGTGGGCACGTTATGACGAGGTAACGTGTTCAAACACGTTGAACAACTTTCTAAACGAAGGAGAAGTTGAAATGAAAGCGAATCTTGGTTTTCGGGAACAGGTTGGACTGTTCCTTGGGTTTCGTGGGCAAGATTGGCCGACACTGCGCTGGATGGTTGGAGCGAGTGGAGGGAATCTTGCGGATGTCGCAGAGCTTCTGGTCTGGAGGCTGCGTGACCTTGGGAGGGCGGAGAAATGATACCAGCGGAATTTGAGGCGCTTGAAGGGATGCTGCGGGCGGAAGGGTACCGGCCGGAAGATCGGTTTGAAATTCTTCACTCCGCGGCGGAAGTTGGGGGAAGTTGGGATGATCCAGAGGATGCGATTTCTGGGCATGATCCGATTGTGCTGGGAGCGCAGGTGAGGAGAGGTCGCCATGGGTGAAGGAAAAGGGCGGATTTCGCGAGAAACCGCAGAGCTGATCGAGCTGGTCCAAAAGATGCAAGATCAGGGCATGGTGATGATGGAAATCCTTGCGGAATTGGAAGATCGCGGGTATGATGTGAGCGATAACTTTCTGCTTTCACTTTTTGTTTAGGAGATGGGAATGAGCGAAGAAAGCGTGTATTCGATTCGGGAAGTCTTAATGCGTCGGGACGGGCTGAGTGGGAAAGAGGCAGACGAACTGATCGCGGAAGCGCGGGAAGAGCTGGCGGAAGGGCGCGATCCGGAAGAGATTTGCGCGGACTGGTTTGGACTGGAACCGGATTATATTTGGGATTTGGTGGGACAAGGATAGGCTCCCGCAACTCAAGGGATGTGACAGATCCCTTCGGTGGCGATATTGCCAAGAAGAAGGAGGCTTGAAGGAGGCTTGAAATGACGCGGAAAGATTATGAGCTTGTGGCGGAACAGTTGAGATTTGCTTGGGCGAGGGGAGAGTTGACGCAAGAAGGAGTGAACAACCTTGCGACAGGTCTGGCAGATGGTTTTAAGCGGGACAATCCGAGATTTGACTACGGAAAATTCCTCAACGCTTGTGGATATTATAGAAAGGAGTTTTGAAATGCGTAAATTTACATTACACGAAATCCGCTTAGCGGCAAGTGAAGGCGAAGGTTTCTGCCGTCGGTGTGGAAGTCAAGGTCCGATCGAGCAAGACCCCGACGACCGGGAAGGGAGGTTCCTCCCCTGCGAAGCTTGTGGCGCTCTTGGAATGATGCCGGCGGAGGGGATTCTTGCAGTCCTCGCACTGGTTGATTTGGAGGAGGTCTAATCATGCTTCCCGGACACGTGAAAGGAGAGAATGTTGGGCGCGGCGTGAAGCTTGCTTACGGGAGGAACTGGGTTTGGAAAGATGGGGCGAAGATGGAGGATGATACCTGGGGCGGCGCGGAAATTGTGACAGCGCAGATTGCTGCAAGCTTCGCCCAAAGATATGTCAGGCTTCTGACGGATTGCAAGAATCCGCCGGACTTCCGTCTGAACGATCTTTCCTCCGTTGTTCGGTGGGAGACAACCTTGGGGGAGTTCGTCTACTTCGTCGAGATTTCTTGGGAAGAGCCGAATAAGCGGTACATTCCACAACTTTCGCCACGGGCGGAGCTTTACCTTCGGAGCCAGCATGTTTGATTTGGATGGATTTATTCGGGTAGGAGTTTACATTTCGATACTTATCGCAATCTGGTGGCTTATTGATGGAGGACGGTAGACGGAAGGGTCACGAAACCCAACGAAAATAGTTGAATCTCTTGCTTGCTGTCTGGATTCAATTATGGGATCATACGTATTCGTTGAATAGACGGACTGATCGGAGTAAGAGCAATCGCCATAAAAGGATGCTCACTTTTAGGAGAAATGAGTATGGTCAAGAAAACTGTGGAGACTCAAGAGTCGGTGGAAGCCGTTGAAACCAAGCGTCCGGCAACGGAAGTGGAACAAGTGGCGATGGAAGACGGCCGCACGGTTGCCTTCGCGGGTAAGCGTCGGATGCTGAAAGATGTTATCATCGACGGTCAAGAAGTCAGTGTTCGTTTCGACTTCCGCAACGGCGCGACCAGGACTTTCGTCGTGACCGAAGCGAACCGCGCTCAACTGGCTGGTCATGGCGCTGCCCAGAAGATCGGGGATGAAACGGCTGGCGTGGAAGACCTGGATGACGCCGTGATCGCAGTGGATGACATGATCGCTCGCCTGAACAAGGGCGAATGGACTGCGGCACGTGCTGCAGGCGATGGCTTCTCCGGCGCCTCCGTGGTCATCAAGGCGATCTGCGAAGTCACCGGCAAGACGGTCGAGTTTGTCAAGAACTTCCTCCAGTCCAAACTCGACGCGGCTGCAGCCAAGGGCGAGAAGCTTTCGCGGGCCGAGCTGTACGCTTCCTTCCGCAACCCGACGACCAAGACTGGTGCCGTGATCGCCCGCCTGGAAAGCGAGAAGAAGGCGAAGGTCCAGAAGGTCGACGCAAACGATCTGATGGCGGAACTCGAAGGCTAATCCAGCCGGCTGAGTCGAAAGGATTGGCCACAAGCCAGTCCTTTCCGCTAAGCTGGTCGGGAAGCCGACGAAGCCAGGGGGTGGGCCGAAAGGACGCTCCCGAGTCGCTAGGGAAATGAGCCTCCAACTAGCGGCGGGAAGGTGGGGGGGAGGCCCGACGGAAACGTCCTTGTTTCTCCCCCAAACCGACCTCTTTCAAAGGCTCACTTGAGGCTCACTCTCATGACTACTGTTTTTCGCCCAAATCTTGCTTCCCCCGCAGATTTCGGAATTCTCCGCTTTCCCCTACTTGCCTCGTACAAACTAGATGGAATTCGCGCTTTAGTTCGGGATGGAGTACTTCTCTCGCGGAGCGGAAAACCCATTCCAAATCAAGCACTCCAGACCAAGTTTGGACATCTTGAAGGCTACGATGGGGAGCTGATTTATGGTCCCCCAAATGCAAAAGATGTTTTCAATTCTAGCACTCGCGCAGTAATGACCCAGGCGGGGCCACAAGATGTGGATTTCTATACCTTCGACCATATCGAGCAGCCGCAACTACCCTACATTGCGCGTGTCGATTATTTGCAGGATTTCCCAGGAGTTGTAATACTCAAACAATACTGGATAACGTCCCTTGAAAATCTTCAACAGTTTGAGGAACTTGCCCTTGCGCAAGGCTACGAAGGTGTGATGGTACGCGACCCGAATGCAAGATACAAGAACGGACGCTCAACAGCCCGTGAGCAAGGCCTTCTCAAGGTCAAAAGATTCGTCGACTTCGAAGCGATAATTATCGGCGCAAACGAACTGGAACGCAACAAAAACGAGACCTTCACGAACGAACTCGGACTGACCAGTCGTTCTCACGCACAAGCCGGAAAAGTCGGGGCAGGCACTCTTGGTAGTCTCACGCTCCAACGCGTAGACGGTGTAGTGTTTGAAGTTGGAACTGGCTTCACCCAGTCCGATCGTGACGACCTTTGGGCAAATCGAGGATCTATCATTGGACGGATTGTGACTGTAAAATCTTTCCCAATCGGCGAGAAAGACAAACCACGGATGCCTGTTTTCAAGGGTTTTCGTAATAAAGGGGAACTGTGATGAAATTTGCAGATTATCTTGCGATGTCAGTCAACAGGCAGCGGGAGGAAAGTGTTCCCCTCGAAAAGGGAATCCGAATCCTGTTGGCTTGAAAGCGAGGATGATCCAAGCAGAAGAACGTTATCGAAAGGTTATGGAAGACAAGTGGATGACTACCCTAGACATCGAAAAAAAGCTTGGAACGTCTTCTTCAACCGCAAGATATTTTCTGATGTCTCGCCTGGAAGAGGGGAAGCTTGAGCGAAGAAAAGTAGGTTCGGTAGAAAGTTGGATACGTAGTCGTGGTTATGAATGGAGATGAAAAAATGAACCAAAGACAGTTCGCAGCAGCACACGACCGTTACTTGGAACCACCAGACGAAGAGTTTGATGACACCACAGATGACGAAATGGACCTTGCCGACATCGAACGGCAGAACCAGATTGACCACGAAGACTGGCTGGCTGAGCGGCTGCGGCAGAGACAGGAGGATAACTCATGACCAATCGACACTGCTACATCACAGACGTGGGCAACGCCATCGAGAAGTTGGCTGACGCCTTGGACCCGCAGCGCACCAAGCCCTTTAAGGGCGACGTTCTCGATTTGCTCGAATGGGCAACAAAAGACGTGTTGGCGATGCGCCAGCAACTCACAAGCCGCGATGCGGAAATGACCGAAAAAATCAAACCCGCTCGCAAGCGCCTGGGAACCTTCCCCAATCTCCACGACCCTCGGACAATCCTAGTTGAAATCATTTCCTGGATCATCGTGGTGGCCGGCCTCGCAGCACTTCTCGTCATGACCGGAAGTCACTTCGGATGAATGCAGAAGTTTCAAACTTGCTAATCCAGCCAAATCAGGATATGGACGCGAAGCAAGCCTTGCACTCCACCCTTTCCTTCGAAAATGAGTTCGGACTGCAAGATGTCTTGATCGTCGCATATGATACAGATGGGGATCTATTCATCCGCTCCTCCCGCATGACGAATGCAGAGGCTCTCTTCCTTGCAACCCAAGCCTGTCGTTGGGCGGAAAACGGAGGACCGAAATGAAACCCTATCTTCTTGGACTGAATATCCTTCAGTCCGGCAAGCATCGCCCACGGATTCACCTTCGCGCTGACTTCTCGAATGGGGTGCATCATCAAGTAGAACTTTCTGCAAGCGAATCCGCAAAGGAAATCGAGCAAGCACTAATGGAGCTGGTAAGTAAGATTCGGGAAAACACGAGACTGCATAAATGACAACGAACCTTTCCTGTACTGGTTGTATTTACCTGAGTGGTTACAATAACGGTAAATGGTGTAGTGCGAATAACAAAAAGCTATCCACAACCTATCGACTAATCTCTGTAGAGAAGCAGCGAAGTGATGCCGGTCGCTGTGGTCCGGAGAGGGTGCTGTACAAGCAAGATCTTCTCTACAAGTTTCTTTCACTGTTTCAAAAGTAATTTCAACCGCCCATTTCGGGCAAACATCTGGAGGTTCTACCATGAAGCAAAGCATCATTGCAGTGTTTATTCTCACGTTCTTTTCGGGAGCGACTTTCGCCAGCGAGGGACATGAACACAGAAAAAAGAGTTCTAGAAATCAATCCCAGGGACAGGCGCAATCACAAGTCCAGGGACAGTTGCAAGCAGCTTTCGGCGGAGCTGGTGGAGCCGGAGGCTCTGCGATTTCCGGCGAGAGTTCTGCTTCCGCTACAATTGCCCCAATGAATTTCAACTTCACCGCCCCGAGTATTCCCACCAGTCAGCAACTAGACATTCACACAAGCGGGAAAACAACTATTCGTCAGGCCCCTGCAATCGGATTTCAACTCGGCTCCCCAACAGCCAACTGCCTCAACATCATCGGCGGAGGTGGGAGTGCAGCTTCTGGAGGAGGACTTATCTCATTCGGGTTTAATGTTGACTGGTGTAAGCGGGCTGAGCTTTCTCGGCAAGCCAGAAATCACGGAATGGAAAAAACAGCGGACGATCTCTTTTGTTCAATCGAGGAGGTTAAGGAACTCAATACACCCGAATGTGCTGAGTCTCGGAAACGGGCGAAGCTGACCCTGCAAGAGAACTCTGTCAGTGGGGCTGTCGAGATTAATCCAGCTTTCAATTCCAAGTAATCGTACCAGGGGGAGCGAAAACGTTCCCCCTTCGCGAGGCTCTTCCATGGTTGATGTCCATGTTATCTTTCCCGCGCATAAACCAGATTTCACCCGTTCCTGTATTGAAAGTTTGAAGTGCGCCCAAACGAATATCTTTCTGATACCAGAGAACAGCAACCCGATTGGAATAAATCGTCAAAAGGGTTATTCCCTGGGAGCTGCTGAATTTAAGGCTTCTGCAGACTACGATGACATCTACAACAGAACCGTCTTTACCTCACTTGAGAGAATTCTTCAAGAGAACCCCGGCACCTCCCTTGCTTATACTTCCGAGGCCATATTTGACGAAGATGGAATCTTTTCTCTTGTCAAACCGTCCCAAACACCTTATGACAAGTTCGTCCACAGGGCTCGACCGCAGCATGTACACGGAGTTCAGGTCTATCGTACCTATATCATCGAATCGGCTCCTTCTATCATTTGGTCTTTCCCTCTTGTTGATTGGGCACTCAGCCTCTGGGCTTCCACTCAGGGAAAAATTCAGCACTTCCCCGCCATCGGCCGCTATTGGCGTCGTCATACCGGACAGTCTTCTAGCTTCATCAATGAAGCAGATATTGCGCAAGTTCAAAAGTGGTTCGCCGAGTTAGGTTGATTGCTTACTTGCCGAACACGTTATTTTATGGTAATATGAACACATACGGCCAATTCCGACCGTACTCTTTTCTTGGAGGCTCAGCATGAATCCACTCTTCGTTTCCCCCGCACCTTCCAGCGATCACTATGAAACTGGACGAACGGGGGAAGAACTCCTACCGAAAGGTAAGGTCCGCGAATTCCGCCTGTGGGCAACACGCCCCTGGACAGCGGAGCGCGCCATCCCCTACATCCTGGCCGGTGGTCGCTTCGATTTCAACACCGCCGACTTCGCAGAAGGCCACCTTCCCAAGGCCAAGCAAGTCCAAGACATTCGTGACCAACTTATCCGTTTGAGGCTCCCTAATGCCGCGTAAACCTTCCATCACCCCGAACAAGCACCTGCATACAACCATCCCTGCAGACCTTGCCGCGCGCCTTGACCTGTTCCTCTGGTCAGAAGCCGAGAACCGAGTTCCACAGGGAGCCTATCAATCCTTCATCTGTGATTCCATCCGGGACTTCTTCAACAAGCGCACCATAGACGTAGCACCTTACATTCCTTCCGCAACAATCGGGCAATATCTTATCACCGGAACCCCCGAAACCCTCCGCGCAGTCGTCGCAGTTCTCCAAGGAGCAAACGCAGCATGAGCGCTACATTCTCACAGACAACCACTCTCGACTTCGGTTCTCTTGGCGATCATGAAGTTGAGGTCCAATACACCTACTCCCCCGGACGGCCCGGCAAGATGTATCTTCGCAATGGAGATCCTGGCTATCCACCCGAACCCGCTGAAGCTGAAATCATTGCAGTCTATCTTTTCGGTCTCGACATCCTATCGCAACTTCCAGATAAATCCTACGACTCCCTTCACGACACCATCATCAGCAATCACTCCTACGAGGAATAACCATGACCAACCCTGAACTCAATGCAAAAATTTCCGTTTGGCGTCAAGCGGCCATCGACGGCACACTCTCCCAAGAAGACCTCCGGGAAGCCATCGAAGCTCTTCGCGGAGACCGTCGCTCCGCAGCCGTTGCCTCTGACAAATCCCGTCGCGCGAAAGCGGTTCGTGAAATCCCCTCCGCCGACGACCTGCTGGCTGAACTTGGAGAACTGTGATGGCAAATCAACTCAGCATTCATAACGTCAAGTCCGTTCGCGAAGAATACACTTCTCTCCAAACCGTGAATGTTGCCGTTCGGCGTATCATCATTACAGACAGCGATGATACTGATTTCACTCTCGTTCTCTTCGGCTGCAATGGAAGCCGCCTCGACCTCCAGACCAAACAAGTGGATCAAGTCTAATGACCTACATCCGCCCCCCCTTCCCCAAAGTCCTCGACTCCACCATCATCGCTTCCTTCCGCTCCTGCCCCCGCAAGATGCAGCTTGCCTACCTCGAACACTATAAACCGAAAACCCCTTCCGTCCACCTTCATGCTGGCGGTGCCTACGCCGCTGGTCTTGAGGCTGCGCGGGAAGCATTCTATCTCGATGGAAAGTCCTCAAGCGAGGCTCTGGAAATCGGCCTTGGTGCCCTGATGAAATTTTACGGAGACTTCGAGTGTCCGGAGGATTCCGCCAAGTCTCTCCCCCGAATGATGGGGGCTTTCGAATTCTACTTCGAGCGCTATCCGATGGAGTCAGACAATGCCATCCCCGTCACCCTCCCCGGAGGTAAGCGTGGAATCGAATTCTCTTTCGCGGAGCCAATTGACGAAGTGAATCCCGAGACAGGCGACCCTATCCTCTACGTCGGGCGCATGGATATGATCTGCGATTATGCTGGCGGTCGCTTCGGGGAAGACGATAAGACCACCTCCTCCCTCGGGGCATCATGGCCCAAGCAGTGGGATCTTCGCTCGCAATTCACGGGCTACTGTTGGGGTGCTGAGCGCGCGGGATTCCCCCTCCAAGGCTTTCTTGTCCGGGGAGTCTCCATCCTCAAGACCAAGTACGACACCATGCAAGCGATTACGTATCGCCCAACTTGGATGATCGAGCGCTGGTACGATCAACTCCTTCGCGATGTTCGCCGCCTCAAGCAACAGTGGGAATCCGGCCTTTTCGACTATTCCCTCGACCACGCTTGCACAGAATATGGCGGGTGCGAATTCCGTCAGGTTTGTCTGAGTAAAGACCCGACACCGTGGCTGGAAGGTTCCTTCACCCGCCGCATCTGGGACCCAGTGAATCGTACAGAAATCCTTGTGGAGGCTTAACGTGGCAGATAAATTTACAATTCGCCGCATTTTAGCCTATCGTGGCCCCCGTGAATGGTTGGAGCGCACTATAGAACGTTCAATTCATGGGACAAAGTTTATTGGGGAGGAGGCTACAATCTCAGTCCTGTCTATAGATGAATTTCCAGTTCCTGCTGGGCCATCACTTATGGAACAGTTCAAAACTGAATATGAGCTGGCTAAGGATTATTATCCTGACAGTGACGATGCAAGAGAAGGGTATCTCGAAGGGGTAAATACTTGCATCAAAATGCTAGATGCTTATATCAAAGCCTGATATGATACTAAGCGAACCCTCTGGCAACGCAACAGTTCAGTATTTCGAGGGAGGTAGCTATGTTGGGGAACGGGAAGTCTATTGCTGCGGATACTCCCCTACCACAGGGGTTTCCGTCTCCGCCTACTGGCCACACACTGCTTATTTCTGTCCAATATGTGGGGAAATCTGGGGCCGTGCAATCTATCAGCACCACTTTACGTATTCCCCCATACCGAAGAACTCCTGGGTGGTGGAGACTCGTCGATGCGTTAAGCATGGTGATGGGACGTTCCTGACTTCACAGCCGCTCGACCACTGCTCTTCCCGACTTTTAACCCGCGAGCTACTCGCAATCCTAGAGAATTGGAAACCAAGTTATGACGACTGAAACCTCCCCACCTTCCACCCTGATGGGTCCGAAGATCCTCCTCGAAGGCCCGTCCGGAGTCGGCAAAACCCACTCCATCGGGACGCTCGTTGACTGGGCGGCAGCCCAAACACCCGCGATGGAAGTGTTCTGTCTCTTCACCGAGAACGGTCTGGAGTCTCTCCTGGGCTACTGGCGTGACCACGGGAAGGAAGTCCCGACCAACCTTCACTGGCACGTCGCCATGACGAAGAGCCTGACTCTCGCCTCGCTCCTCGACGGCGCAGACAAAGTCGGCAAGCTCTCTTACGAAGCCCTCACGAAGATGCAGGACGGTGGGCGGAGCCAGAACAACGCCTTCCACAAGATCCTATCGGCCTGCTCCAACTTCCCCGACGACCGCACCGGAACGAAGTTCGGCTCAGTCGACTCTTGGGACTCGAACAAGATCTTCGTGATCGACTCGCTCTCCGAACTCGGAAATGCCTCCATGAAGATGGTTATCGGGAACAAGCCGACTGCCTCTCCTTCCGACTATGGCGTCGCCCAGAACAACCTGATGAACTTCCTCCGCCTCTGCACTCAAGGTATCGCATCCACCTTCGTCATCACTGCTCACGTCGACCGCCAGACAGACGAGATCACGGGCGGCATCAAGCTCATGACGAAAGCGATCGGGAAGGCAATGGCGAATGACATTCCGCAGCTCTTCTCGGATGTTATCTACGCTGTGCGCGAGGGAACTATGTGGTACTGGGATACTGCTGCCGGGAACGTCGATGTCAAGACTCGTTCCCTCCCGATCTCCTCGAAAATCAAACCGGACTTCGCCCAGATCATGGACAAGTGGAGTCACCGCCGCAAAGCTTAAGGCCCACGGGAGCCTCAATCCCAACCAGCCTTTCGCAGTTCAAACCGCAACATCACCTGGAGTAATAATCATGTCCTTTGATATTTCCGCATTCAATCCTGAAGCCTTCCTCGACGCCACCCTCACCGACCCAACTGAAAAGCGCAAGCCTCTTCCCGTTGGCGACTACACCGCGATCATCGGAGCTGTCACTGCTCGTGCCTGGCAAGGGCGTGCCGACACTACCAAGTCCGGCATCGCCTGGGATATCCCCCTGACGATTGACGTTCCGGCCGCTGTGCAAGCCGAACTCGGAATGGACCAGTCGACCTTGAACCTCAAGGACTCGATCATGCTGGACCTGACTGACAACGGCACTATCGACAATGGCCCTGGCAAGAATCGTCGCCTCCGCGCATACCGTGAAGCTACGGACATGAACAAGCCGGGCGACGTGTTCTCTGCTCGCAAGATGGAGGGCAAGGTTATCCTTGTCAAGATCGCCCACGATATGTGGGAAGGTCAGCCCATCGAGCGCGTCACGGGAGTAGTTGCTGCATAATCCAACCGCACCATCCAGGGGGTTTCGGCCCCCTTTTTCTTTAAGGGAATTTGAATGAAACGCTTTATTGCAATCGACGCAATCAAGATTGCCGAGAACCGCCAGCGAAAGGAGTTCAATCAGGCCGAACTGAACGAACTTCAGGAGAGCATCCAGAACAACGGGCTGATTCATGCACCGGTCCTGCGTATCGAAGGCGATCACTATTACCTCGTTGCGGGGGAACGTCGCCTTCGTGCCATCCGGGATTTGTACGAACTCGGCGGAACTTTTTCTTATGACAACGAGGAAGTTATTCCTGGCCTTGTCCCTTACACCTTCCTCGGAGACCTCTCTCCACTCGAAGCCGCGGAAGTTGAACTCGAAGAGAACATTCGCCGGTCTGATCTCACCTGGGTTGAGCGCGCTGCGGCGGTCGCAAAGCTGATGGAGTTCCGCACAATGCAAGCGAGTGCATCCGGCGTCGCCCCGCCAACCGTGGCTGATCTCTCGGAGGAAGTCCGCGGCTCCCGCGTCGGGTCAAATCAAGACAACACGCGGAAGGAACTGATCCTTTCTCGTCACCTGAACGATCCCGACATTTCCGCTGCGAAGTCAATCAAGGAAGCCTTCACGATTCTCAAGCGGAAGGAAGTTGCCGAGCGAAATCAAGCTCTCGCAGTCTCTGTCGGCGCCACCTTCACGCACAATGTCCATAAGGTATTCAATGCGGATTCCTTCGACTGGCTTGCAAGTGCCCCTGCTAACACCTTCGACATCATCCTGACCGATCCACCCTACGGTATGAATGCAGACGCCTTTGGGAACTCCGGCAAAGCTGGTGAATACACAGAGCACGCTTATGAAGATTCCGCTGACTTCGCACTCGAATGCTATATGTTGCTGGCAAAGGAAGGCTACCGCGTCACGAAGGAAAATGCCCATCTGTACGCATTCTGCGACATCGACCTGTTCACCACCATCAAGTCGGTCTTCGCTGATGCTGGCTGGAAGGTCTTTCGTACCCCTCTCGTCTGGTTCAAGCCAACCGCCTTCCGTGCCCCGTGGCCGGAGCAAGGTCCTCAACGAAAGTACGAGATAATATTCTACGCCGTCAAGGGCGACCGCAAGGTAAACAAACTCTTCGGGGATGTCCTCACTTACTCCACCGATGACAACCTCGGCCACCAAGCGCAGAAGCCCGTTGCTCTCTTGATCGACCTCCTCTCCCGTTCGTACCGCCCAGGTGACAAAGTTCTCGACCCCTTCTGCGGTTCCGGTTCCATCTTCCCTGCTGGACATGAACTGAAGTGCGAAGTCACGGGCGTCGAAGTCAACTCTCAGCACTATGGCCTCGCTCTCCAGCGAATCAAATCCCTCGAAATCGAACCAACCTTGAAAGGACTGCTATGATCCCCCAAGAAACTCTCGGCGCAATCATCGTCGATACGGAAACTACTGATATCAAAGATCCCGAGGTCATTGAAATGGCCTGGGTGGAGATCGCGGATGTCTCCTTCGAGCGTGTGGAAAACATCGACTGTGATCGTTTCAAGCCCACCAAGCCGATTACTCTCGGAGCAATCGCTACGCACCACATCCTCCCATCTGATCTGACTTACTGCCAACCCTTCGATCTGGCGTATCTCCCCAAGTCCACCTACCTGATAGGACACAATATAGATTTCGACTGGACTGCCCTCGGCAAGCCTCCCGGAAAGCGAATCTGCACCCTCGCCCTGGCCCGTCGGATTTGGCCCGAACTCGACAGTCACAGTCTCACCGCCCTCTTCTACTTCGTTCATGGGGTCAATGAACTCTCCCGTGACGTTGTTCGGAACGCGCACAGCGCACTCCACGATGTCGCCATAACGCATCAAATTCTGCGCCACATTGTAGAGAAGATGCAGATAAACTCTCTCGATGATCTGTATGCTCTTTCAGAGTCTGCGCGCATCCCCACGCACATGCCCTTCGGAAAGCACAAGGGAACTCCGATCAAGGACGTGGACAAGGGATACGTTAAATGGTATCGCGCACAGCCGGATACTGATCCCTACCTATTGATTGCCTTCTCTCGCGCAGGAAAGTAACATGCCAACTGTTGGAAGTACATTCCCCCACCAAGATGGCGAGCCGCTCATAATCTCTCCAGAGCCGGCCGCCAAGCCTCGTGAACCCTACATTCCAATCGAAGTTCTAATCCGCAAGAGTGACTCTACCACGAAGATCCTGCGGAAGGTTATCAAATGGCTTCGTCAGAACGGGTGGGATTGAGATGTCACAGAGTCGCCGAGCCTCCGCCATAGAAGCATTTCTCAACGTAGTCCTCGGCTTCTGTATTTCCGTTCTTGCGAACTGGTTAATTCTTCCACATTACGGAGTATCAAGCAACCTCAGCACATCAATCGAAATCGGAATCTGGTTTACCTTCATCAGTTTCGCCAGGAGCTTTATCCTGCGCAGATTATTCGTGTGGATACACGGAAAAGGAGTTCTAAAATGAGTCGTATGGGAACAGGACAGCCGGGCAGCCGCATCATGCTCGTTGGGGAATGCTTCACGGAAGCTGAAGAATACAAAGGAGAAGCGTTCCTCGGGATGGCTGGAGAGAATCTCAATCGTATGCTCCATGAAGTTGGTATAATGAGAAGCGAATGCTATACCACCAACCTCTGCAATGCCCACCCCCCAGGTTCCTCCATCTCTTCCTGGATCGCGGAGAAGAAAAAAGACATCACGCTTAACCACATTCTCTGGAAAGGAAAGTACGTCACTCGTCAGATAATCGACGGTTACGAACGCCTGCTCCGGGAGATTGAACTTGTTCAGCCAAACATTATCATCACCTGTGGTAACGCTCCCTTGTGGGCTTTGACCGGAGCCTGGGGTGTGATGAAGTGGCACGGTTCCCAGCTCAATATTGATGGTGATCCCTCCAAGACTAAGGTAATTCCAACCTACCATCCCGTTCAAATTCAGTGGGCTTACGACCTCCGCGCAATCATGGTGAATGACCTTCGGCGCGCCGCCCGCGAAGCTACCACAAAGACTTACACAAATCTCCCTGCCTGGAACTTTCTAATCCGCCCAAGCTATCACCTTGCTGACGTTACCCTCCGTTCCCTCCTAGCCCAACTCAATCTCGGCCCGCTCTGGATTACCTTCGACCTTGAAACCCGCGCAGGTCACATTGCTTGTGCCGGATTCTCATGGACTCCTACCGACGCTATATGCATCCCCTTCATGTGTGTGGAAAACCAAGTCGGCTATTGGGAACCTGAAGAAGAAGCCGCCCTCGTCTATCTAATCTACAAAGTCCTCACCCACCCCAACGTCCTTGTGCGCGGCCAGAATCTTCTCTACGACGCCCAATACACCTACCGACACTGGCACTTTGTTCCCCGTGTAGCTCAAGACACCATGATCTCCCACCACACTATGTGGGCAGGTCTTCCTAAACGCCTGGATTTCCAGGCTTCAATGTATTGCGATCATTACGTTTACTGGAAAAATGATGGAAAAACCTGGACTGCGGATGTGGGCGAAGACCAGCTCTGGTCGTATAACTGTGTTGACTGTGTACGAACCGACGAGGTTGGGATTAAGGAACTTGCTGCGATCCGCCAGATGGGTCTCGAAGAAGTCGACCGCTTCCAACAAGCGTTCTTTTGGCCAGTCCTCAAGGCTATGCAGATCGGTGTCCGAATTGATAAGAAGGAACGCAATCTCTTTGCGATGGAGCTTCAGGAAGAAATTGAAAAACGCGAAGAGTTCTTCAAACGTATTCTCGGTCACCCCCTGAATCCCGCCTCCCCCGTGCAAATGACAAAGCTCTTCTACACGGACCTTGGAATAACCCCCATCAGGTCGCGCGCGAAGAAGGGAATCCCTGCGCACGTCACATGCGATGATGAAGCCCTTGGCAAGATCATGAAGAAGGAGCCGATCACCATTCCGTTGATTCGAGCTATCCAGGAATACCGTTCCCTTGGCGTGTTCCTTTCCACCTTCGTCATGGCCCCGCTCGACAAAGATGATCGGATGCGGTGCTCTTACAATATCTGCGGCACAGAAACCTACCGCCTGAACTCTTCCAAAAATGCTTTTGGCTCTGGCACAAACCTCCAGAACGTCCCGATGGGTGGAGAGGAAGACGGCCTCACACTCCCGAATGTCCGCAAACTCTTCATCCCCGACGAGGGGTTCACATTCTTCGACATGGACCTCGACCGCGCGGATATGCAAGTTGTCGTATGGGAGTCCGGGGAGGTTGCACTCAAAGAGGCTCTTCGCAAGGGCGTTGACATGCACATCCTGAATGCAATAACTCTAGCAGGAAAAGAACTCCCCGACCTCGATTGGCTTTGTGAAGGTCACGCTGAATATGATCGCCTCCGCTCTATCTACAAGCGCGAACGTCAGCTTGCAAAGTCCTTTATTCATGGAACAAACTACGGTGGTGGTGCGAGGACAATGGCAATTGCAGCTGGCGTCACCGTTGCCCAAGCCGAGAGGTTTCAGCGCATTTACTTCGGAACATATCCCGGCATCAAGCGTTGGCACGAGCGTACCGAACACCAACTCCGTACTCGCCATTACGTTCAGAACGCTTTTGGCTACCGCCGCTACTACTTCGATCGTGTGGATGGCCTTCTCCCGGAAGCTCTCGCGTGGATTCCGCAGTCCACCGTTGGGAACGTCATCGACCGCGCTTGGCTCAACATCCACAACAATCTTCCGGAGGTCAAGGTTCTTCTCCAGGTCCACGACTCCCTCGCTGGTGAATTCCCAACCCACAAGAAAGAGTGGTGCCTCCGTCGGATGAAGGAAGAATCCAGCATCGTCATCCCTTATGATGATCCGCTGATTATCCCGACTGGAATTAACTGTTCTGAGAAATCCTGGGGGCACTGTAAGTAGAGGAATGAAAATGACAAGAAACTTTAAAACAGATCCTACGTATAAAACGTGGGAAGGCATGAAAGAAAGGTGCTGGAATGGCACGTGAATTCCCTTCCTGGATCGACGCCTATGTCAAGTACGCCTCCGTCACCGAAGCCCCAAAGCGAATGCATTTCTGGGCTGGCGTATCCGCCATCGCAGGTGCGCTTCGTCGTAAGGTCTGGATCGACATGGCGCGTTTTCAATGGCTCTGCAATATGTACATCGTGTTCGTCGCCCCTCCGGGCGTTGTCTCGAAGTCTACCACTACCGACATCGCAATGGACCTTCTCAAGCAAGTTCCCGGAATCAAGTTCGGTCCCGATGTAGTAACATGGCCCGCCCTTGTATCCGCCTTCGCCGCGTCTTCCGAGTCCTTCATCTATGAAGACGAATGGCACACGATGTCGCCCCTCACCTTGGTTGCTTCAGAAATGGGTTCCCTGATCAACCCCCAAGATCGGGAGATGGTAAATCTCTACATCACCCTTTGGGACGGTCGTAAGAC